ACATAGCTTGTGCCGGATGAGACTGGGCCGCCCATTGCTTTACCGCCGCCAAATGCCGCGTCAAATGCACCGCCGATGAATTGCGTGACAGGATTATTCTTGATGAAGTTCACGATTGCTTTGATCGCGTTGTAGGCCTTATTGATAAGATCGACCAGCGTTGCAAAGAAGTCAATGACGCCGCCGATGGCTGCTCCTAGTATCTCGAAAGCGCCGCCCAAGATTTTGCCAAGTACCGGAGCCAATGTATCGCGGACAAAGACGGCCAAAGCCTTGAGAAATGTTACAAATGGCTTGAGCTTTTCTGAGTTTTCTTGGATTTTGCCTGCAACCTGCTCAAATGCAGATCGCAGCCCATTGATGATTGGCGTCAAGAAATCGCGCAAGGCTGGAATAACAAAATCAGTGATGAATCCCCAAATTGCTTTGAATGTTGGGATGACATTGTCTTTGATGTATCCAGTCAATGTCTGAAAAATTGGTGTGAGCTTTGGCCCAAGCTCTTCGGACAATTTCTGAATAGCAGGGATGACTGTATTGACAAAGCCGCTGACCATCGGTGTGATGGCATCAAGTACAAATGCACCGACGGTCTCTTTACCTTCGGAGAATGCAACCTTGAGTCGATCCATCTTGCCAGCAAATGTGTTGGCCTTTTCTGCCGCTTGGCCGCCAAATGTTGTCGCCAGCTGCGCCGTAATCTCTTCCATGGACATGGTCTTGAGCTGCGCAGCTGTAAGACCGATGCCCAATTTTGCCAGCGATCCGGCATTGCCTTCGGCAGCTTTGGCCATTGCATTGGTAACAGCTTCCAGAGATTTACCCGATCCAGCGGCGACATCGATGGCCGTGGCCTGCAATTTGAGAGCTGCATCTGAGTCGCCAGTGGCACGCACAAGTCGCTCAAAGCTTGGCCGCAATTCATCATCAGTCAGACCAGTCAGCAAGGATGTCTTTGTGATCTGAGATTCGACGGCTGCAATTTGCTTGGCTGTGGCTCCGGTGACATTGGTCAAAGTCGTCGCGAGCTTGGCCTGTGCAGCTTCATCCTCGATTGCAGATTTGACGCCATCGATGAGCAATTTGCCAGCATAAGCGGCTGCAGCTACGCCAGCGGCAGCAAATGCCGCCCCTGCCATCTTGCCAAATTTGCCGACCTTGGCTCCAAAGCCTTCGACTTCATCCGATGCACCATTGACGCCTTTGCGTAAGCCATCGAGATCGGCATCAAATGTGATCTTGACCTTTGGAATTGCCATCAGTCCATCCCTGCCTTCTTCACGACATCCTGCACCATCTGTGCATATTCTCTTGCAATTATGGGCAAATAATAATCCATTGCCGGATTGATCCAATATCCGCTTTTGTTATATGGAGCCTTGAATCTGTCAGAGTAAGCTCGACCTGCTCGATCGACGCCGCGATGTGATCCATATTCAGAACCCCAAAGCAATGCTCCTGCAGCTGCTTGACCTTGCTTGACGACCTTGCCACCTTTGCGCTTTTCGCCGCCATATTTGCGGCCGACCTTCTTTGGGCCACCAACATCCACGCGGATCAATCGATCGCGCTTTGGAGCTAGTGATTCAGCGACTTTGTTAGCAACTGGCGTGCGAGACGCATTTGCGAACATAAGCAATTGTCCGGCAAATCTTTGTGACAGTGGAAGAGCTCGATCTCGAATCTCTTGCTGAGATTCAGCTGGCAAAGATCCAAGCAAGCGGAGAAGATTCTTGAATTCGACAGGCTCGACAGTTATGGCGAGTGTGCCTTTACCTGCCTTGGCCGCCATGTTTCTTCTCCAGTATCTCGATCGCTGTCATGATCTGCTCCGCTGTCTGCCATTCACTCATCGGGATTTGCGTGGCAATTGCCAGCTCCACGATTGTGCGATTTAGGCTTCCAGCGGCGTAGCTTTTGGGTTGTCTGCCACCTCAGTCGTAATGTCCGAGACTGTCTCGATCCATGCTTCATAAGGTTTGACGGCCTTGCCAGCGGCTTCTCGCTTCATGGCGTGATATGCCAAGAAAAGTAGATCAGAGATCCCGATCTTTTCTGCCGCTTGTGTAATTGTGTGGCCTGTCTTGTTCTCCCATTTGCACCACTCGGGCGGAGCTGCCACATAAGTGGCAACCTCGCCCGATGTGTATTCGATTGTGATATTTGTCTTCATGCTCCCGATCTCCTTCTTAGCTAAAAGTCTCGGTAGGTGTACCGACAACTTGGAATGATAGTGACACAGTCTGCGCATCCGGTGCTGAACCGCCGACTGATGGGTATGTTGGCAAAATGTTGCAAGCAAATACCGCTCCAGTGGCAGCTGTTAGTGAAGCCGCCAAAGTCGTATTTGGTGCGGATTCTGTTGCAGTCCAAAGTGATTCGCACAGTGATCCTGATGCGCCCCAATCTGCAAGCATTTCGACTTCAAGCATCCAGCTATCGTCAATCGCTTTGTAGGCGCGGCCGTCAAGTGTCTGGAATGTCTCGATGACATGCTCGGCTGTGAGTGTGACTGATGTTGCTTGTGCGTCGTAAGTTACGGTCGCGATCGTCAAAGCGAGATCGCGTCCAGTGATGACGGTCGTTGGCATAATTACTCCTAGTTAGTTTGTGTGTATTGGGTGGATATTTCAATCTCGCACGCGAGAATGTCGGACGCTCCGATTGAGATTGGCGTTGGATTAGACACAGAGCCGACTGTGTAACCTGACGGAATAACCGCCAGAATGCTGAGCACTAGCTTTTCGATGTTGTCGAGTGCAGCTGCATTTGAGTACATCGCTACGCCGACAGTGATGACAAGATTTACTTTGACACGCGTTGATGTGCCGATGAGATTGGCTTCAAGATATGGCGATGCTGGGACCAGTGCGGCAAATGGCACGATCGGAGCCTCTGGGACAAAGTCGTATGTGTTAGCCGCTACGCCTGCAATGGCTGTCTTGACGGCTCCTCGGACATTGACGGCGATCGATGATGCTGGCATCAGCTGACCATGCTTCGAGTATCGACCAAATCGCCTAAGAGCCCTATGCACCTATTTGTGAGGCTGCGGCCCATCCTGAACGGCGTCGGGCTAAAATCGACGCCTTCGATCTGACCGCCTGCAGCTGTGCGGCTTTGGAATACTTCGACCGAGACAGCCAAGATTGCGCTCTCGACATTTGAATTGCCTATGTAATAAGTGGCCGCGCCATAGCCGGATAGGGTTGCGATGCCATTCGGAATGATCTGACGGATCGTGACATCTGCATTTGTGAGCGCGGCCGTAAAATATAAATCTTCAACTTTGGTGACTGTGTGTGTAGCTGTAAACGGTGCAGGCATCTTTGTCACGACAACCGATTGGCCTACCGCAAAAGTGTGTGGCTCCCGTGTGTAGAAATAAGCGACATTGGAGACAAGTTTGTACTCACAGATGGCTGTCGTGTTCTGCACAAGAATTGGCAAAATCACGCCTTCAGCCGTGTCAATGATGTCGTCCAGATATGCGTCAGAGTAAAGGGATGAACTCACGCCAAGAATTGATCGCAGCTGTGACGCTGTAACGATTGCTGACATGAGCCCATCCCTTCATCTGCTCGACCGCCTCGGGAGCGAAGCGGCCGATGTCTAATTGGTGGCGATTACGCCTTGTTATTCTTAAACGCGCCAGCACCGATCTTGGTCGCGATTGCGCCATATCCGTACATTGCGATATTGATCTGGCCTGTGTTCACCACATCAGCGCGGAGCTGATAAGTAGGAGACTCATACCATGTGTAGGCATCTGGATTGACAATTAAGATCGATCCATCTGTGTCTGTTGTTGAAGCTGTATTTGCTGTCACATAGAGATCAAGTCCGGCGACAGTGCCGCGGATTGATGTCGGTGTTGAGACACCGCCTGTGAAGTTATTTGTGCCAGCGGCGACATTGTAAAGAGGTGCGCCGTTGTTGTTGAGTGTCATCAAATTTGACCACTGTGAAGTGTTCGCGATGATGTTGCGAGCGAATCCTTGTGTGCCTGCATAGACTGATGCTGCACCGCGGCCGATAATTCCAAGAAGCTCTGCAGCTGTTGGATATGTTGCAACGGTTGTTGCATCAAGTGATGCTCCAGCAATGATTGCAGCATTTACAGCTGTGTCAGTAACCTTTGCATATTGTGCAGCCATGTTGCGCATCAATTCATCAATGAAGAGTGGTGATGAGCGATCGAAAAGTTCGACTGAGAATGTCTGTTGTCCAGCGTATTTCTTGACATCTACTGAAAGAAATGCAGCTGTCTGATCAACATCTTCAATTGTGCCTGCTTCGGCTTCGACTGTGACTCCTGGGAGCTGTGTGATCTTTGGAATCTCAAATGTCATGCCTGCATCCGGTAGGACGCCGCGTGAAATTGCATCGATGTTGCTGCGTGTTGCATTTGCAAGCCCGTTGATGACAGTGGTGAGCTGACGAGTAGGTACGAGACCAGCATTGTCGGTGGTATCAGCTGCAGCGCGAACATAGGCGCGAGCTTCATCTGATCCGAGTGCTGCCTTGATTGTCATTTCCAATTGCTTTGGTGCTGAGAAATCCAAGCGTGGCTTTGCTGTAAAGCCACCGAAATTTGCTGCAGCTGTGACTGACTGTGCGGCTTCGACCGTCTCTGTAACGGCTGCCGCGTCTGTGACGGTGTTTTCCACTTCGTCTCCTTCTGTTGTTGGTGTTGGTGTTGCATCCGGATCCGGTGTGGATTCGGAATCTTCTTCGCCTTCTGTCGCTGCTACTTCGGCAACGCGTGCTGATCGCACAGCTGGCTCAGAGACAAGCGCGACGCCTGTGAGCTCGGCCTTGAGCACTTTCATATATCCCTTTTCTTGCACATAATCATCCACAGTGAGCTCGACGGAAAATCCATCGCGCAATCCGTCCATCGCTTCGATTAGCGCATCATTGCCAGCTTGTGTTGAGCTGATTTTAAATGTCGCGTTTATTGCTGAATCGCCATCAAGTGACATCTCCATGCTGCGCCCAATTCTGCGTGTGCGATCGTGCTCAAGGTTAAGGAAAACTTGCTGAGGCTCGATCGATCCTTTTGCAAAGACGACTTTGCCAGTGCTGGCATTTGCAGGCTCATCGAATGCGACGATGCGACCGGATATCGTGCGCGCTTCCGAATCGGCTGCCGTGATTGTGATTGGTGTTGTCAGTTTCATCCGATGATGTCCTCTTCTTCTCTGATTTCTTCAACACTCATCGCACCAATGCGATTGAGGATTTCGTACACTTGAGCTCTTTCATAAGGATTGCCACGCAAGAAATCATCAAGATCAAAGCGCACATATTGCGATGATGGTGTGAAATCTGTGAGCGATAAACGCTGCTCGATGATGGTGAGCACCGGACGAATCGAAAAGTCCACAAGATCGCGACGCTGATTGACAGCGTTGGAGTAGGTCGTGCTCGATGGATCAGCTGATGCGAACCATGCAGGCATCCCAATGGCGCGACACAATTCGAGTGCGAGATATTGACGCGCTTCATTCATTTGCAATTGCTTTGGATCAAATCCGACAGTCTCAAGTGATACATCTGCATTGAGAACTGTGACCGACTTTGATGTGCGATTCAAGAATGTTTCTTTCAATGCCTGGAGTCGCTCTTTTGGCAAATTGGTGCCATTTGTTTTGACGACCATTTGCGGCGCAGGATTCAAAGCGAAGTCGTAAGCTGCGCGCTCCAAAGCATGTGCAGCTCTTACTGTGCGGCCTGCGCGATTGAGCAATCCTTCTTGCATGTTGCCAAAGACCACAAGTTGATCGGCTGCGATCGGTACGCCATCGACTGTGTAGCTTTCGATCTGTGTGCCATTTGCATTTGTGAAGACGCCGACGCGCTCTGGCGTGATGCGCTCCATCGCTGAGATTCTTCCGGTGTCTGCATATCGTGACATGACGATTGCATACGCGGCCGGACGGAAAAGTAAATCCTCGGCAATCCATGCCCAAAATTCTGCGCCAGTGATTCGTGGATCTGGCTGATAGATAACCCGTGGTGATGGCACGCGCTCATTTGTTTCTTTGACTTTTGTCTCAAGTGGCAAGGCTGCGACAGTCGAGCAAATGATTCCGCGAGCGCGAGCGATTACCGGCACGCCCATCGCTTCGGATCGTGATGCACTTTGTACGCCGCCGAAATATGGCGCACCTATTGAATCGAGTGAATTGACCGGAGCCAAAGACGCATCGACGATGTTATCAATCGGCTTTGCAGCTGTAAAGCGATCGAATAATCCCATGCCCTAATTTTATTTGATCGCTACAATCAAAAGACCATGATGTCAAGATCCGTCTCTTGGCGTGTCGCGAAATGAGTGACCAGCGCACATGCAACCGTCGCGCAGACAGTGCTCTGAGAAGCTCTCCGGCCAATCGTCCATCCACCATCGCCAAAGCGCAGCTTGGCCGCCGACAAGACTTGCTTTGTCAGCTCCGGTTGATTGATGTGCCTCAGTCTCTTCGATGTCACAGCTCCCAAGAATTCATCGCACGCTTGCCCGTAAAGCGCGCCATCGATGTCCATGATAGGGATTCCGGCTGGCACAAGTCGAGAAGCCACGGCGGAGCTTGTGCGCTTGCTGAAAGCGACGACCTCGACTGGAAGTGATTGATAGTAATCGGCGACATCATTTGCAATTGCCTTGTCATCGAGTGAGATTGGATTGTGCCAAGTGTGCAGCAATTTGACCAAGAATTGATCGTCATCGATGCGCTGGGCTGCGACCAAAGCTGCATCGCGTCTGTCAGGCGAGCAATCCAAGCCCAGCCAGACAGTTTTCTCCAAGTCTAAATCTAAACCATCACTTGCACACTCAGCCCATTCACCGGATGGAATCGCCGAATCGATTGTCTGTACCCAACGGCACAGCACCTCGGTACGCACGACATCCGGCGGATCATTCATCACGGCTCGCATATTGTCGATGTGAACTGTGTGGCCGAGTGCTGGATTTGCCATCGCAGCCCCAGCCCAGAATCTTGGCGAATCATCGATCAAGTCGTAATCGCTCGACCATTCAAAGTAGCCGATGTCATCAGCTGCACCGGACGCCGCTGCCAAGCCGCGCTCGCGCAATTGATTGAGCACAATCGAATGCTGATCTCCGGCATTTGAGTAGCTGAAAAGCTGGGGATTTTCCGCACTCATCATCGTGTACCGGAGCGACGCCCATGTGGATTCATCTTTGAGCTCACGCGTCTCATCGATGTGGACGGCGGCTGGCTTTGAAATTCCACGCGCAGCTGCAGCCCCAGCCTTGACCATATAGCGATTGCCTGTCAGCGTCTCGATTTCTTCGGAGCCATGAGCCCATCTGATGCGCTTGACTTGCTTTGCCAGCCCTTCATTGCTCTCAATTGTCTGCACAAGATCGCGAAAAGTCTCCAGCGATGTCGTCAATCGATGAGCTGTGCCGATCTGCAGACCGTGATCCCATTCAAATAAGCCCATCAAAATCCGTTGCTTCATGAAAGTTGTCTTGCCTTGCTGGCGTGCGACCACAAGCTGCACAAGCGGATACCGCCATCTCCCGTCAGGCTTGACACGATGCGACTCAAGTGCGAGCCACTCTTGCCACGGCAAAAGCGGAAATCCGATTGAATTTGAGAAGTCGATGAGCTCTTGACCCCTACTTGGGAGCTCTGGATGCAGCTTTGAGTGGATTCTAGGGGTCGGAATGCCATAGAGCGTCTCTGGGATGGTGTCCTCAGCCGATGTGAGCCGATCTGAGCCACTTTGAACCAGTCTGAGCCTTCTTGTGCCTTCTTGATCCATTTCAATGCCTTCTTGAGTCGGTTGGTGGTGAAATTAAACCTCGGGAGGAAGGTTGGGTGGAATCAGTGTGCGAAAAAAGAGAACCCCTGCGTAATTTTTCCAATATGAATTCATCCGGCAACTTATCTTGCTTACTAAAGTTACATTTGCGACAAGCTGCCACAAGGTTGTCATCGATGTCCAGTCCACCCTTTGCCACTGGGATGATGTGATCGACTGTGTCTGCATCCATGCCGCACCAATAGCATTCACGCCCATCACGATTGAGTATCCTCAAGCGTATCTTCTTCCACTGTGCGCTGTTGCTCTTACGCTGTGAGTGTAGGCTCATTAGAACCAGCCCTTACGCTCATGGAATGCCCATGCCTTGCATGGCGTTTGGTAACGAATTGTGATGTATTTGATTGTCTGATCAATCTGACGATATGGATCAAGATTGCGATACCACTGTGATCGCATCTGACCAAGCCCGAAGTGTGAACCATTGCGAGCTTTGGGATCCCATCGAGACTCTTTGTAAATGATCTTGACAAAGCAATGATATTGCTTCCAATCAATGATCCTTGAGTGTGCATATAGCTTCAAATAGTCAGCTTGTGTTGCAGCTTGTACGGGTTGCATCTGTAAGACAACCGAGCCTATAAATAGGCAAAGAGCTCCCCGAACCGCCAGTCTCCTTAGCGAGCTACACGGCTTCAGCCGCTCGCTTGCAGAGCTGGACGGTAGCGGCACTGTCAAGGATGAGTCAAGAATGTGGACAACTTGAGCGCGTCTCCTGCGTGTCGTCCACAGGTTATCCACAGGCATCAATTCGATCCATGACGCCCATGACGCCACAGCCAAGACATTGCACAAGCACCATATTGTCGCCAAGCTTGACTTGATCCAGCATCACGCCATGATTTGTGACCTTCTTTTCGACCCTACATTGGAAGCGCAGCATCTCCATGAGAGCTCCTTTTCAGATTCTCGATCGGATGTAAATTGTACTGCTCGACCCAAAAGGATGGCTTCTCGCGTCTTTTCCAGCGTTGATCTTTGGCGATCGATACCGGAATCCATCCCTTTATTTCATAGACTGGCGATCTGCCTGTGACCAGCACAGCGATGTCAGTATTGCGATCGCTCTCACTGATAATCAATGCGCCCGAGTCGTATTTTGTCCACTTGACTTCAAGCCTTGATCCGACATCAGCTTGTCTTTTGAATGTGTTGATAGTCGGCTCAAAATTGTCATTCCCAAAGTATCGAGCCACGACCATCTCGGCGCAGATTGATTCCGCTATTTGGCAGACATATTCATGAAATGACAAGCTTTTGTCATACCTTGATGAATGATCTGGACGACCATCAATGGCCTTGATTCGCTCAATTGCCACATATAGCGATTTTAGCATTTCGTCATACGAGACTTTCATCTTCACTTGCACAGCTCGCAGTACCAAAGCTCCGGTGATCCCATAACAAAGTCATATCGACCGCCATCAGATCGCTTGAATGTCTCACATCGATCGCACCATTCGATCTTTGGTGGATTGACTTCATCTTTGACGACTGAGCCATCAGCCATGAATCGTGTGCGCTCGCCAGTAGCGATCCGGATCATCTCCATGTCAGCCATTAGCTTTGCACCTTCCATTTGCCATCTGCGCCCGTCACATACCAGATAGGCAGGCATTGATTGGCCTTGACCTTTTCGATGCAGACATGTCCTCGATACGGCTTGCCCGTCTTTGGGCTTGTGCCTTCTTTAAGTAGGCGATGGCCATGCTTGCACTGTGGAGCTTCTTGGATGAGCTCACCGCCAAGCTGTGATGCTATCTCCTCAATCGTGCTGCCAGCTGTGGCAAATCCATCCTCAGCGAATGGCTTGCTCCATGGATCATCTTCAATCTTGTCCACAAATGGCTTTGGCAGCGTCTCAATCTGCTCCATGTTTTGCTTTGTCGGCCTTGTCTCTGATCCGAGCAATAGCCCTGCACAGCGTCCGATTGCCGATGTGACTGTATCTTCGACGAACCATCGTTTCATGCTGGGATTGTAAGATTCAACCCGTCCAAATGCGTAGTCGATGGCCGATGGCTTTTCATCTTCATATTCACGGAAGATCCGGCATTCGATGAGGATATATCCGGCCTGCGCATTGAAATCGACGATCGATGTCTCGACGCGATTTGACGGGAATGTCGCGTGCAGCCTTTTGATGCGAGCTGCGACATCTTCATATCCATCCAAGAATCCGGCCATCACTTTGCCGCCTTTGTCTTGCCTATTGCCATGCCGACAGATCGGCCGTGATGATATCCGACCGACTTGCCATCCCTGTATCCCATGGAATACAAAAGTGTTGCGATTGCCAGCTGTGCGAGTATCGCAAAGCCGATGATTTGCTCAATTGCCATTTGTTGCTCCCGATCCGAAAGCTACTGGACTTCGCTCCCTGCGATAAGGATGTGGCCAATCACTGACATCGTCAAGAATCCTGCGTGCTCTTCGGCGTGTCATCGGCCGATTTGGCCTTGTCTTTCAATCCATTTGATGCCAAGACTGATCCAAGTGCGCCAGTTAAGAAGATCGTCAGAGTCGAAAGAAGCTCGATGAAAGCTCGATCATTGGGAGCTTGATCCCCAAGCGGCTGAGTGACAAAGATAAGCGCGTACAGCATCCCAGCGACAGAGAATGCAAAAGTGAGTGCGAGACATACTCCGATGAATACGATGAGCCTAGCTTTAAGCTGCTCATTTGTCAGTCTTCGATGAGGTGAAGCCACTGGGATCCTCTCCAAATATGTCTTCAGTACATGTTCCCTGAGCCTTACATTGCGGCGGATTGCATTCAGGCTTCTCCCAGTTTTCAAATTTTTGGCATTCATACCGCGTCCAACCTTGATAACCACATGCCGACAGCCCTAACAGCACTCCTGAAATTAGGGCTGCCGACAGTAGTTTCCGAGTCACTTCCCCAATAACCCGAAAGCCTGATCCTTTGGATTGAGCCAGCGCAAGATCACCGGTGCGACGGCGGCTGCGCCAGCCATTGCAAGTGTCTTTGGATCTGTCTCGCCTGCCATGTATAGCGCAAGAGCTGCAGCCATAAATGACCGAGCCCAGCTTGCTGCCATTGCTTTCATTTGCTCCATTTTTTCTCCTTCTTTGGCTTTTCTGCCTTTGTCGGTGTTGCCACTTCAACCTTTGGATATTCTCCCTTGAAAGGCTTGTACTTTGGACGACCAAAGCCGACGACTTCTTTTCCGATTGTGCGCTTCTTGACCATGACCATGCCGCCATTGCGTTGATCGCCTGTGCCGGATGTGTTGCCTTCAATTGTCGTCACTGTGTTGCCATCGATGCCGACCACGATTCCGATGTGACTGATGCGATCGACGCCGTCATGTGGAAAGTCCATGAATGCCAAATCACCGAGTCCAGGCATTTCGTGCCAGCGGCCGATCTCTTTGAATTTATGAGCTCCGACAGCTGTGCTGACAACCGAGTGAACCTTCACGCCAGCTTGTGCCAGCACCCAATTGCAGAATGATCCGCACCACGGCAGACCATTGGCTTTTGTAAATTCACCAAATTTGGTGATGTTGTTCGGTGTCTCAACATAGCCAATCTCGGCCATTGCAATTTCAATTGCGTGTGGAGCTGTGCAATCAGGATATGACATCGTGCTCTCCATTCGTACATGACCATCGCTTCAATTCATCCAATGCAATCTCATCATGACCGCATTCAGGCATGGGAGCAATGAATGCGTCATCGATTGGATCGTATGTATATCCAATGCCTGCATAATTAAATCGAATTTTGGAATTGTAGGATGTGCGCAGACAAGTCTGGCCACGAAAATTCCCGTACCAAATCTCAGGATCTAATCCTTCAATCAATTCTGTTTCATCAATGCCGACAATGACTTCGGTGACAATGTTTTCTTCATTTATGAATGCGTAGTGTGCCATTATGCAAAGCTCACATTTCCGGTGCCAGCTGTGATTGTCGTGACTTTGAATCCGCCTGACGGCGAAGCTGTTGATCCTGTTAAACCTGCGCCAATTGTAATTGTTCGAGTGTCTGGATATTTAAGAATGACCACGCCAGAGCCACCGCTTCCGGCATTTGTGTACACGGTGCCAGCGTTTTGGCCAGAGCCACCGCCGCCAGAGCCAGTGTTGACTGTGCCATTTCCTGCAGCTGTCGTGCTTGCACTTCCAGCTCCACCACCGCCAGAGCCGCCGCCGCCCGGGCTCCATCCGGGGCCTGAGTTCGCACCAGCTCCACCACCGCCAGCATAAGTGACTGATGATCCACTGATCGATGTTGCTACGCCGTTTCCGCCGTTTCCGCCGTTGCCTGGCCCTGCGTTTGATCCGGCGGTGTTTGCTCCGCCGCCACCACCGCCACCGCCTGTTGAGGTATCGCCATTTCCGCCGCTTCTTCCTTGATTCGCAGTTCCTGTTCCCGGTGTGTTGACATTAATGGATCCGCCGCCGCCTGATCCGCCGTTTAATCCAGCATAATTATTTGAGCCACCACCACCGCCACCAGTTGATGTGACAGTCGAAAAGACAGAATTTGCACCACTTGATGCAGCTGCACCGCCGCTTGTACGGCCTGCACCGCCAGCACCGATTGTCACTGTGTAATTAATGCCACCATTGAGAGTCAATGCGCTCTCTAATGAGCCACCGCCGCCTGTGGCTGTCACTGTCGATCTAAATCCGCCAGCTCCACCACCACCGCCTTGCTGATAACCACCACCACCACCGCCTGCGATGACAAGATAATTACAAGAAAATTGTCTTGGATAATTTTGTGAAGCTACAATTCCCAAAATTTTCATTAAGATATATCACCAATCACTGTGAATGTATTTGATCCGGTGCAAATTATTGAAGCCGCTGAATATTGTGATCTTAATTTTGGAGCCGAAGCTGTGGCTCCCGTTGATGTAATTGTCACCGCTGCACCTTGTGCCAAAGTGACTTGGCCTGCACCAATTTGCTGAATGTTGATGATGTTGCCCGTTGAGAAAACTGATGGCGGCACTGTCAATGTGATGCCGCTTGCATTTGAGAGCGTGACAATTTTTCCAAGATCGGCAGCGACCAGTGTGTAGGTCGTGCCTGTCTGCGCATTAAAGCTGATCGTGGTGTCATCTTGCTCAATCCATGTGAAATCCATGTCTGTATTCGATGCCTTGGACAAGACTTGACCAGTCGTGCCGCCTTCAAGATCCATCATTGATGTGTCAATTGATTGCCCAAGTGTCCGGATCGCGGCTGCGCCATCTTTGACAAGGCTAGTGTCATCCGGTGTTACCCAACCAAAATTCGTCGTCGTTGCCATTTCGTCTCCTTATGCCACAATCGTGGCTTGATTCCATGTAAGTGTATTTGATAGGGAATTCCAAGTCTCGGCAACACTCACAGTGTTCCATCGAGCTGCTTGCAAGCTGTAAGCCGTAGGCGAGACAGTCAGAGTGATTGCAAGTCCATTGTACGACGCGCTAAATGTCCAGCCTTCGACAAAGCCTTGGAATCGGCCGTCTCCGATATTGGCAGGCAAGTCTGTGATGTCGATTGGCAAGCCCATGAATGCATTGAGCAAGGCATCTCGATCGCTGTCATCGATCTCTGGATTGCCAAGCGGAAAAGTAATTGACCTAAATTGTGCTTCGGGAAATGCTCGAATGCCCAAGTAAAAGCTGGCCTGAGATGTGGCATCCGCTGTGTGCTCCAAGGTGGTCGAAATTGCCTGTGCTTGATAGCCATATACTGCGATTGATGATGCACTTTCGGCAGATACTTTCTGATTGTTCTTGTATTCGATCGTCACCGCATTGCGGATGTCGCCAGACTTGAGCGATGTCTTGATGCCGCTCGCGAGTGCTGTATTGCCCGAGACGCTTGTGTATCCATAAGTCGAAAAATAAGTATTGCGATGTGTGCTGTCCGCGTAGCAAATTCGGCCTTGATTGTCTTCATATATATACCCGAGCCCTGAATTGGCCAAAGCTGCCACCAGCGAATACACATCGGTCACACTCGATGATCGAGCTGTAAGCTCATAATCACCTGGGCGATCAATTTCGCCAAGTCCTGAATTTTCAGCATTTGCCCATGTAATTGTCGGATCGTATCCAGCCCATGTTTCGGCCGCTGGCACTTCATTCCATGTGTTAAATAACAAATCGGAGAGAATTGTGTATATCTGATCCCCATCAAAATCTTTTGCAAGCACGCCATTGGTCAGCGATTTGGGCAGCTTTGACAGAGCACCGAGAGCGATGATTCTCATATTCTGCACAAGGCCGCCAGTGCCGGATGATCTGACCTCAAGATCAAGATCGGTAACATAGCCGCCAAAGACATTGACATACGCCCCAGTAGAATCTTTGACCCTAATTGATACCTGATCGTTAAGATTGATCGTGACAGGCGAATCATCAAAATTGAGGATTGTGAAGCTTGCATAGCCTGCCGTAGCTTGGCTGTAAATGTCTGTGCGCCCAGATGTGATTGCTACATCGGCAAGCGTAAGGCTCGCGTAATCAGTCGAGCCATTGACTGTAAGTGACCAATCGGGCGTCCAAATTGTCATGTCTGAAAGTTTAACGATCCAAGTGTGCCGCGGCTGAAAGATCGATTGAGCACATCAACAATTGTGCGAGCTGTACCTTCGGGATCAATCGCCCCATTGACTGTCAGATTTAGTGTTGCACCGCCGCCGCCTGAGCCGCCATTTGGGATGATTGTGCCAGCTGTATTTGGCACAAAGAGCTCAGGGCCGCGCTCACCGACAACATAGCTTGTGCCGGATGAGACTGGGCCGCCCATTGCTTTACCGCCGCCAAATGCCGCGTCAAATGCACCGCCGATGAATTGCGTGACAGGATTATTCTTGATGAAGTTCACGATTGCTTTG